CAAGTTTACTGGGAATGTCGATAGCTGCTGTGACTTCCGTAGAGAAAAAGGCCATGCTTAAAGTAAAACGAAAGCTTATAGAGCTTGAGAAATTAAAAAAGCTTACTGGTTTGTGATAATCTACTTCTTAAGGCATTAAAAAAACTTACGCCTGAGGTTATTTGTGTCTGAAGATAAAATCATTAAATCTTTTCAATTTTACATCCCAGTAGAAATTGAAAAATCTAAAAACGCCGATGGTGATGAAGAGTGGGCCATCAAAGGTATTGCATCTACACCAGATGCAGACCTTCAAGGTGAAATAGTTGACCAAAATGGTCTAGATATCTCATTGTTAAAGGCTGGTCGGGGGTTGTTTAATGTCGATCACCAGAAAGGGCCAGAGAATGTAATTGGTCAGATCGAAGATGCTGACTTTATTTCTCATGAAGGTAAAAAAGCCCTGTTAGTAAAAGGCTATTTATTTAAACATCAAGAAAGAGCTAAAGCGTTCTATAACATCCTGAGATCACTTAAGAAAAGCTCCGGACCTCGGGTACACATGAGCATTGAAGGGAAGATCTTGCAGAGGGATCCAATCAATCGTCAAGTTATTAGAAAAGCAAGGGTTGAAAAGGTAGCTTTGACCTTGGACCCTGTAAACCCCTTCACCTACGTAGACCTTGTAAAATCATTAGCATCTGGTAAGTTGGAAGATATTCCCGAGCCAGCATATATCTCCGCCGAGAGGTCAGAGCTTGAGAGCATGATTCAGGGAGCAGTAGAAAAGGCGATGGCAGCCGGCGCAGGTGGTATGAAAGCTCCTGCTCAGCGAACAGGTGGCGAAGCGATGACTAGAGAGTCTTTGGACGCCAAGCTCAAGCATATAGCTAAAAAAGACAAAAAAAGTCAAAAACGAGTGTTAAAATCAATTATGCAGCGTTTATGTGAGTTGCATCCTGAAGAAGATCCAGTTGATCTTTTGAAGGTTCTCGCATCGCGGCTTAAAAGCATTGAAGGAGACTAAAATGTCTGAAGCTAAAAAGAAAATGACTGAAGAAGAGATTCTAAAGTCAATCGATGCGATCATCGATGAAACTCTAAGAATTGAAGAGCAAACTGCTGAAGAACAGGTTGCTAAGAGCGAAGAGTCAAAAGATACAGACAAAGACGCTAACGGCGGAAAAGACAAAATTAAGTCTGGTTCTCCGATGAGCGTAGAGCAAGCTGAAAAAGCTAAAGCTAAAAAGTCTGAAGAAGATGACGACGACGAAGAGGACGAGAAGCAAGAAAAGTGTTACAAGAAGTCCCATCTTCACAAGGCCGATAAAGAATCAATGAAAGAAATTGCTGATAAAGAGGCTAAAGAAGAAGTAAAAGAGCATGAAGAAGAGATGCATAAGAAGAAGAAGAAGATGAAAAAGTCTTTGGAAGAGTTGTCTGAAGTTTTGGATTCAGAAGAGCTTGAGCTTATTAAAGCTTGGCGCGAAGAGTCTGAGCAAGCGGAAAAAGAAGCTTCTACTGATGTTGCAAAGGCAGTTGTTCAAGCTGTCAGTGCTCAAATTGAAGATTTGAAAAAAGCTTTCGATGCCCGTTTAAATGAGAAAGACAGCTTGATTAAGTCTTTGTCTGATGAAATTAAAAAACTTTCCTCACAGCCAGCTCACAGTGGCCAAGCAGTAAGTACCCTTGAGACTCTTGAGAAAGGTGGTTCTAGTGAAACTACTCTTTCAAAATCTCAAGTATTGGATACAATGCTTGATCTTCAGAAAGCAGGTAAAGGAATCACCTCTCAGCACATCGCTGAATTCGAAGTTACCAAAAATTTGAGTAACCCAGTAGTTCGTGCGCTTGTGATGGAAGAAGCTAAAAAGCGATATTCAAACTAAAAGATTTTATTAAGGAGAACCTATGAACCAATACAATTTCGTAAATTTTGGAGAGGGATTCGGCGCTACTACTGCGAACGAAGTTGATGAACTCAACAAAGCCCTCGAAGCTGGCATTCCCTATGCCGGTGCCCCTAACACCCGAACTGGTGGTGGAGCGCTTCAAGTAGAATCTTTGGATTCTTCTCTGAAGTCAGTCACTTATGAGATGAAACATCTCAAGTTGTGGCCGATGATCGATAAAGATCAAGCTTTCAACACTATCGAAGAGTACAACCGAACTGATGCTTACGGTGATCAAGGCCGGGGCTTCATTAAGGAAGGCGCTCTCCCTCGATCTGAAGATGCTTCTTACAGCCGTCAGATCCAAAGAGTGCGTTTCATCGGCGTTACTCGTGAGTTGACTCATGTGTACACGCTCGTTCGAAACGCTCACGGCGATGCCATCGCTCGTGAAATCAAGAACGGCACAATGCGAATCCTTGAGATCGTAGAGCGTGCATTGTCTTCTGGTCGTGGACACTATGCGTCTGCTTCTGGAGTTTTTGATGGTTCTGACTCAGCCATCCTTGATGAAGACGTTGCTTGGGAAGGTCTTGATAAGCAGATCCGCAAAGGCAACACTGATGCTTCTGCTAAAGCTAAGGCTTTTACCGGTTACGGTGTTGAAGAAGATGTTATCCGCGATATCCGAGGCGATGTTATGGATTCTGATCTTCTTGAAGATGCTGCCCGAGTTGTCGGTGAAAACTTTGGTCTTCCGTCTGTAATGTTGATGGATACTAAAGCTCACTCTGACCTAGGTCGTCAGTTCTTCCCTAAAGAGCGTATCAACCCAATGGGTGTTGCCGCTGGTAAAGCTGGTTTCGTACTCCAGTCTTTCGTAGCCGCTGCTGGTGAATTCCAGCTGATGTCTAGCGTGTTCCAGCGACCTAAGCGAACTCCTGCTGCTCCTTTGGCTGGAATCGCTGCTCCCACAGCTCCTACTTTGTCAGTTAACACTGATTCTCTCTCAAAGTTTACTGCTGCTGACGCCGGTACTTACACTTACCGTGTAACTGCTATAACTGAGGCAGGCGAAGGTCCTGTTTCTCCAGTTTCTGCTGCTCAGGCAGTTGCTGCTGGCGAGAGAGTTGAAGTTTCTATTGCTGGCGTTGCCGGTGCCATCGCTTACGCGGTATACCGTTCTCCTAAGAACTCTGCAGTTGAACATGAGTTTATCGGATTCGTAGCTCCTTCAGCAGTTGGTGGCGCAGCTACTCTTCGAGACCTTAACCATAAACTTCCTGGTCTTTCTCAGGCTTACCTGTTGACTAAGGATGCAGAAGCTCTTCGCTTCAAGCAATTGGCTCCGTTGATGAAGATGGATCTTGCAGTAATCGCTACTGCGTACCGATGGATGCAGCTCTTGTACGGAACTCCGATTGTTTATACTCCTCGCAAGCACTTCCTTATTGAAAATATTGGTAGAAGTGCATAATCTGAACTAAAAATTTAGATTGTAGAAGGGCTGGGTAAAACCGGCCCTTTTGCTTCATAGAGGTTGAAAACTTTCCTTTTTAGTGTTATATTAATACTAGGACCGCAAAGGTCTCGTGATCACACATCCTCCCATGGATCACTTCCTCCTCCCTTGGCCCCTGGCGTTCTGTCGGGGGCTTTTTTTATAAAGACGCTTGTCTTTATGATAAACTTGATATAATCTGTGGTATATGAAAGAGTTCAAGACGGACAACCTAGCTTTATGCCCATTTTTAGAAATGCACGGCTTAAAGTTCCTGCGTACCGAGGTTTCTGTAGGTAAGTATGATAAACCTACAGTTTTATTCGTGTTTCAGGATAATCTAGGACAAGGAAGAGACCTCCAACTAGATTTTATGAGGTCTGATTTCAAGAGATACAGGGATCTACTTTTCTTTTTTAGAAATGAAATTGAAAAGGTAAATCGAACTATCACAAAAAAGAGGTCTTCATTAGAAGAAGAACTAAACGAGGAAGAAGATGAGCAACCAACAAACTAATCTTAGAAAAGCTTCTAGAAATCCAAGCTCGATTGCCAACGATCAGCATAACGACGCTTCGGGAGTAATCCGTTCTACAAACGGCGAAATTATAGCTGTAGACTTGATCGTACCAGATTCAAGTTTAACTGCTGGAGTGGATGTTCCTGAGAGGGGGACGCTAAGAGTTTGTAACACCAGCAGCTCAACTCAGTTTTTGTGGATAGGAGATCACGACGCAGTTCCCGTTTCTGCTCCCACCATAGCTAATGGCTTAGCTCTTCCACCTGATCATGTTGCGATGTTGTTTACTGGCTTAGCTTCGAATGATCAAAAATCTTTAAGAATTAAATCTTCAAACGCAGCCGTACAAGTCGCGATCTGTAAACCTTAATAGAGGGTCTAGATGCCTAATCAAAGGATTAGAGGAAATCAGATCACAGATCCTCGAACAATAGCACAAAATGAGCACGAAGAAAATATCGATGCCAAAAGAGTTACTATTGTCGATGAGAATGGAGAAGCCGGTTTAGGCTCTACTCCAGAAAAACCAATAAACGTAAAGCTATCTAATGGCTCTATATCTATTGGTACGGTAAATGGAGAATTAGAGGTTCAATTATCCCATAAAGATAATGTACCCGATCCAGGCGATATTGCCGATTCTGTAAGAATTGGTGATGGCGTAAATGAAGCAAAAATTACTAAAGCTGCCGTAGGCCAACAAACAGGTTTAAATACCGTAAGTATAAATAGCCTTTTTAGTAAACCATACAACAAGCTTTCAATATTAGCAAAAAATGATGACGGAGATCCGCTGTCTATTCAAACTTCGTACCTAGGAACTCCAGTGCAATTAGCAACTTTAGTTTATGATGTTGATGGCGACTTACAATCTGTAGAAGTGAGTGACGTTTAATGTCTTTACCTGTTAAACCAAAAAAGAAAATTGTGATAAATCCTACGACTGGAACTCTTGATTTAGTCACGGATAATAATTTTAGTTACGAGTCTGTTCCTGAAAATAAAAAACTACTTGTTTCTAAAAATATGCAAATGACAGTACACGAATATTTTGAAGTTGAAGGCGAGCTAAGACTTGATGGGTCCTTGATCTTGGAGGAATAATGTCAAGAATTAGAATGGCTCAGACTAGTGCAGTTTCTGTACCAACGCCTCCAGTTGGAAAAGCTACAATTTTTCTTGATTCAGCAGATGGCATGTTTAAAGCCAAATTCCCAGATAACTCTATCGTCACTCTTAGTGTTACAGATGAGTATATTGCTGATTTAGTTGGTAATTTGATTGTTAGCTCTACTAGCATCACAGCAAATTATGATGATCCTAATGATGTATTAACTTTTAATGTTTTATACGGAACTCCAATCACACAAAATCCAGATCAAACAAATACTGCTGGTGTCAGCAATACGGCTGCTAGATCAGATCACACCCACAATATTCCTACTGCTACAGCGGTTGGATTAAATGCGAATTCTACAAACACTCAAGGCTCTTCAACTTCTTTTTCAAGAGCGGATCATACGCACGATTTATCAACTGGAGCAGTTTCTACACAGACTCCAGATCAAACAAACGCTGAAGGTACTTCTGCAAATTTAGCCAGAGCGGATCATATTCACAATATCCCAACTGGTGTTCCATCGACTATTGGAACAGCAAACGCACAAGGTACTGCGAATGCTTTTGCAAGACAGGATCACATCCATAACCATGGAGCGCAAACCGACCCGACACATCACGCTGCTGTGACAACAACAAATAACGGTTTCATGTCGGCTGCAGACAAGGTGATCTTAGATAGGTTGCGTACAGGTTTTTTACAGTACAGGAATTCCGCAGCAGCTATAAACAATACCGTAACTTATGCTAATTTAGCTTTAGATGCTGACATCGACAGTTTTGCAAACGGATTTTTTACGAAAGTTAGTGCGACAGAATACAGAGTAGATTTTACAGGAAGAATTCGTTTAAGCTACTCTGTAACTATCACAGAAGCAGGTAACAACCGTGGCAGTTTCGTAAGGGTAGCTAGAAATGGAGTTGGGATAACTAACACAGAGCGTCAAACTACAGGCTCTAGTGCTAGTGCTGCTTCTACAGCGGCTATTACAATTATTTTAGAAGTTACCAGTGGAGATCTATTTACTCTGCAATTTAGATCTGGCATAGCAGGTAACACAGCAACTGTACCTATTGCGAGAGCCAGCATGCTTATGGAAATTTACACGTTGGGGTTGACATAACATGATTTATGAATTTGAAAAACTTGTAAATTTTGAAAAACTTAACTCGGAGATCAAAGCTTCTTCCCTAGGCTCTTTTTTTGAGGGGTTGATAACATCAGGTGCATCTTTAAAAGTTGTTATGAATGCAGAGCTTTCAACTGCTCAGCAGGCGATTCTTTCGGGGATTATAGAGGCTCACTCAAATAGCCCATCTGTAGCTCAGATAGTCAGGGCCAAAAGAGAGGAATCTCAAGCTTTTGGAAAGGCAATCTTTGACCAGTTTATTGAAGAGAATATTGCCCTCGGCATTACTCAGTTAGGATTAACGAGCCATGTTAGGAAAGTTTGCAGGGAAGTTTCAGACGCAGTACTTTCTGGTTCTTTATATGACGCTATCGAAGAGATTTCAAAACTAGATCCAACAGTCTTAGACCCTATTATATTGTCCGCACCTCGGCTACTTTATTTTAGAAATAAGATAGAAAACTACCTTCAGGTGCCAAATGCAACAACCTGGAATCAATCTAAGACTTGGTAATTATATAAATTGCTGGTCAGCTATTATAGCTTTTAGGATGCTGTAGTCAACTACCCCGCCCTAAAAGGCGGAGCTTGTTGAAAGACAAGCCAGGTTGACCAGGGTAAGCGGTAGCCAACCCGCTACGTTTGCGATAGGTCGTTAAGACCCACTCCGGGATGCTTCCTCAGTCCCGGACCCTGGAAGGTGAGAATCATGCTGGCGAAAGGTAAAGCGCCGAAGGTTCTTACCGCCGCCGAAAGGCGGGAGCCGGTCGCAAACATTCCCGAGGGGAGATGGGTCGAAAGACCCGCGTAACAAGGCCCGTAAGGGCAAAAAGGAGTTGAGATGGCAGTTTTTGTATTGGACTGCAGAAAAAAACCACTTATGCCGTGCTCGGAAAAACGCGCTCGGCTGCTGTTAAAACGTGGTCGTGCTCGGGTGCATCGGCTAGTACCATTCACCATCCGGATAGTAGACCGCAGTGTTGAAGATTGTGCCTTGCAACCAGTGCGGCTCAAGCTGGACCCAGGCAGCAAGGTAACAGGCCTGGCCCTGGTGCGGGAATCGGAAGAGGTCGATACCGATACGGGTGAAGTGCAGTACCGCGCTCACGTGCTATTCTTAGCCGAGCTAGCTCACCGGGGACACGCGATCCGCGATACACTCAGGCAGCGTGCGGCGTTTCGTCGGCGTCGGCGTAGTGGGAATCTGCGCTATCGTCAGCCCCGATTTAATAATCGAACCCGGCGCGATGGGTGGCTTGCGCCTAGCCTGCAACACCGTGTTGACACGACCATGGCTTGGGTGCGCAGGCTTTCGCTTTGGGTACCAACTTCAGCTTTGTCGCAGGAACTGGCGCGGTTCGACACCCAGGCGCTGCAAAACCCAGAAATCTCTGGTATTGAGTACCAGCAAGGGACGTTGGCTGGCTACGAGGTGCGTGAGTACCTGTTGGAGAAGTGGGGCCGCAAGTGCTTCTACTGCGATGCAGAAAACGTGCCTCTGGAGATTGACCACATCCATCCACGCTCAAAGGGCGGTAGTGACCGTGTTAGTAATCTCACGCTGGCCTGCCGATCCTGCAACCAGCGAAAGGGCGCGCAAAGCATTGAGGATTTTCTAGCGAAAGACCCGAAGCGACTGACCCGCATCCAGGCGCAGCGCAAAGTTCCACTACATGATGCTAGTGTTGTCAACAGTACACGCTGGGCGCTGTGGCGCCGCCTGAAGGCCACATCCCTGCCAGTCGAAGTTGGAACAGGCGGGCGTACGAAATGGAATCGACATCGCCTCAACATCCCAAAAACACACGCTCTGGATGCGGTTTGTGTGGGGAAAAATTTCAATGTTGTTTCTAATTGGCAGATCCCAGTGCTAAAAATCCAGTGCACAGGACGCGGCAGTTATCAGCGTACGCGCCTGACGAAGCACGGCTTTCCGCGTGGATATCTGTCCCGCAGCAAGAGCGCATTCAAGTTTCAGACTGGGGATCTGGTGCGTGTGGTCGTGACGATCGGCAAAAAGGCGGGCGTCTACCTGGGGCGCGTTGCCGTTCGAGCTAGCGGCAGTTTCAACATCCAGTCCACAACCGGGCTGGTTCAGGGCATCCATCACCGATTTTGCACACTGATCCAGCGTGCAGATGGGTATAGGTATTTGTGGGGTAAAGATAGCAATCTGAAGAAAGGAGATGCGGGAACTGGGGCGGCTTGCGCCGCCGTGCTATCCCTCCCCAGCCTTTAGGCCGGGGTTCCCGCGAATGAGGATGAAACTTATTGTTGGATTTTCAAGTCCTAAGTCTTGGAAGGTGGGTGCTGAAGCCATAAAGTTTTGGATTAAAAAACCCTACTCTCATGTTTTTGTAGCTTGGAAATCTGACAAAATTAGTAGAGTATTAGTCTATCACGCCGCTCATGGAAGCGTTCATTTCTTGTCTATGGATAGGATGCTTCAAGAGAATAACCTTATAAAGGCTTATGAGATAGAAGTTGACAATGAGCAGCATGTGAAACTTACGCAGCGCTGTATAGACCTTGCAGGTGAAAATTATGGTTATAAGGAATTAGCCAAGATCTTTATCAAAGATATTTGTGATTTACTTGGATTTCAGTGTAAAATAATAAACAATAGTCGTGGTTATATTTGTTCCGAGCTTTTGGCAGAACTCCTCCTTGAGCTAGGGGCAGAGTTCGATAGGCCGTCTTTTTTAGTACGACCTGACCACATAGAAGAAGCTCTAAAAAAAATGAATAGTGTAGAAGTATAGGGACTTATTATGAGCAAGCTCGATGAACAGTTAATTGCCAGAATGCTAGATAAGCTTGATAAAACCCACGAAGTAGTAATCTGTTTAGATAAAAAGCTAGATTTACATGTTCTTCGAACTGAGCAAGAGTTTGAGGCTATCAGGGCTTTAGACGCGCATCAAAACGAGCTTTTGGCCGAGCACTCCAAAAGAAGCGATAGGCTGGAAGCTGACAATAAGCTTCGAGAAGCTGCTCTTAGAAAAGAAGTTTCAGAAAAGGTTCAAGCGATTGATGAACGCATATCTGTTTTGGAAACTCCATGGAAGTGGGTTCTAACTACTAAGAAGGGTATCATTTGGCTTGCAGCCTTAGCGACTGCGGTAGCAGGTATTATAGAGTTTATCAGGCGTTTAGGAGGTTAATGTGGTACTAACTTTAGATGTTGTATCCAGCAATCCTCAATTAAATTCGTATTCGTTGGAAAAAGTATTTAGATTTGTTTCAGGTCAAACTGCGAAAGTTATCTTGCGTCTATGGCAAGCAGACAAAAAAATCCGTTACATTCCAGATCCAGCAGCCGTTATTACAGTTGATTTAAAGCGCTCAGATAACACTATCTTAACTAAGACTTGTGCTTTTACTTTTCCCGACGATAGATCGATCGTAGAGTTTCAGCTATCTGCGCTTGAGACAACACAAATTATTGGGCAGAATTTAATTGTAAAAATTGTAGAAGGGTCGGATACTAAATTTGCGGTATTACAGTTTGGTCTGCAAAAAGTTATACTTGATGGAAGTTGCTAATGGCTAGGCTAAGAGCATTTAAGAAAAAAGCAAATATACAACTTACTAAAAACTTTAATAGTAGTGAGTTTGATTGCCCTTGCTCTAAATGCTCTGAGACTATAATCGACTTGGATCATGTAGAAAATCTTCAAAAGCTCAGAGATAGACTTGAAAGATCAATTAAGATCACTTCAGCTTATCGCTGTTCTGATCATAATAAAGCCGTTGGTGGAGCTACAAGCTCTAGACATTTAGTTGGCGACGCAACAGATATCACTGTAGCAGGCCTAAGTCCTGACCAAGTAGCTGATATTTGCGAGCCAAGTTTTAATGGTCTTGGACGATACGATACTTTTACGCACATCGATAGTAGACCTCTTACGGCAAAGGGCAAGGCTCGTTGGGATTTCAGGAAGAAAAAATGAAAGCCTATAGCAAAGTTGAACAACTTGAGGCAGACTTAGAGTATTCAAGAAAGAACCCAAACGACATCTTGTTTTTTGAGCGCATGCTTAAGAAATATAAGAATTCTGATGCGCAAGTACAGGAAGCTTTAAAGGTTCTTTTGATGGATAGAATGTTGGAGTTTAATCCTATATTTTTAATTCAAAAAGTGGCAGAAGAGAATCCACAAAAGATGATCTACTGCAACACACAAGAAGACCCATTCTTTAGGGTTTAGGAATAAAAATGAGTTTTCAGTTTCCTCCAAATGCAATTTCTTCTGCTGGCTTTTCAAGAGCAGAAGGCCTTATTACCCCTGAGCAATTAAAGTTGCGCTATCTTTTTGGCATTGACATGACGGACGTCAAAGGAAACCCGATTCCTGATGAAGTTTACCAACATCATATTAATGCCGCAGTTTCGTATGTTGAGCACAAGTTGGATGTTGTTATCTTTCCGACTGAAATCGTGGACAAGCACGATTACCGAGCCGTTGATTATCAAGAGTTCAACTTTTTACAATTAAAAAAAAGACCTATTAAAGAGATTAAGACCCTAAAAGCGAAGTTTCCTAATAACAGAGAGCTTGTTAATTTTCCTCCAGAGTGGTTTGTTGTTGAAAAGGAGGCTGCGCAGGTGCAATTAGCTCCGGTTGAGGGCACCTTTAATAGTCTGGTAATTACCCAGGGCGGCAGCTATATTCCTATTATCTTTGGATCTAAAGATCACTGGCCACACATGTTTGAAGTCACTTACGTAGCCGGATTTTGTAACGATCAGATTCCTGTTATTCTTAATGAGATGATTGGTCTACAAGCCTCAATCTCTTTATTTGAGATGTTAGGTGATATTACTTTAGGAACTCCCATTGCCAGTGAGAATGTTAACATCGACGGCACCGGAGTTGGTAAAGCCACGACAGCTTCTTCAAACGCAGGTCTTTACTCTGCTAGAATTGAATCTTATAGAAAAAAACTTGAGGAGTATATTAAAGTAGCCCACAAATATTATAACGGCTTTGCGTTTACAGTGCCCTAAGGATTTATGAAAACACCAAAAACTTTTGTAAAAGATTTTCTAGCTAAGTCTTACGATTTTAGAGATTCGCAGATCATCATTGATGCTAAAGATCAACAAGCTGCAGAAGAAGGAACTCCAAAGCCTTTTTTAGATAAACTTGCTTCCCAAATAAAGAAGGGCGAGCAGGTTCATAAAATTACCCTTCAAAAGGGAGTTTTGACTTTAGCTAATAAAGAAGAAGGCCTTTTTAGCGGATTCTTTCAAGATGAGAGTGGCCAGATAGTTGAAAAGTTTGATGGTCATACTCTTGCCATGATCGCTAAAACCCTTATGGTTAAAGGTTGTGTTGGCGATTACGATCTTACACAGTCAGAAGGCGAGGATATGGAAGCTAAGCCGGTAGTCGCTGCGCCTGCTCAAGGTATGTCTCTTAAGATCAAGTTTGGTGACGTGGAGTTAGAGCTTCGAAAGTCTATTAAAGCTTTCGTAGACGATTTTAAACATAGAAAGGCTGACCAAGAAGTTATTCGCAAAGCGGTTAAGTCTTGGAGACGCAATCAAAAGTTTGCTGATTATAAATCAGACTCCGAAGCTGCTCAAGCTTTACTAACTGATTGGGATCTCTATAAAGAATCTTTTCAGCAAACCTTGTTTGCTATTAAACAAATGTCGAGGAAGTAATGACAACCATCAAGGATTTCATAAAATCCCGAAAGCTTGCTCAGCTCAGGGAAAACTTGATAGAAGGTAAGATGCCCGAGCAGGGCACTTATATTACTTTATTCAACAATGATTACAAAGTCTTAACTCAGCCAGACTCTAAGATTTGTATCCTAGAAGACATAAAAGCCAATAAGTTTGCCTACCCCCGCGAGAAGCTCTTAGCAATGTTGAGTAAATCACTAGAGAATAACGAACTTGAGAAGGCAGATGGACCAAGAGTTTTATCAGGTCCTAATAGGCTCGTAGCTGAGATAGGGGAGAACGTCAAAAGTCCTAGTTCAAATCCGCCAGTATCTGGTAATATGAAAAAAGAATATCCTGTAGGCACTATTAGGAACGGTCGTAAAAAGGTCGTAAGTAAGCGTACAGGGAAGACTATGTGGGTTAATATAGTTACCGGCGAGGCTCATGACTCCCACGAGGAATCTTCTCCTAAACAAGCTCCTGAAGAAGACGTCAAACGGGAAGCTGAGGAGAAGTTTAACCAGGTTAAAGATAAGCTACATCCCGCAGATAGAATGAAGATTCAGCAGCAGATGGGTGAGCTAATCGAGTTACATCATCGAGTTATGAATATGTTAGATACAGCGCACCAAGATGATAGAAGCAGGTCTCCAGCGGCTGCCTTTACTAGAAAGAAAGTTTTTTTTCTGCAGGACCAGTATAAATTCGCCATGGACAAATTCAAACAAGATGTCATAGCTTCTGTTAAACGGAGAAAAATGGAAGGATTGTAATGGATTCTAAACAAAAGATTAAGAAGCTCATCCAAAAGCTCAAAGCCGAGAGTAAAAAGATGGATGAGCCAAAAGCCCCAAAACAAAACAAGAAGAAAGAGCAAGCGGATAAACCTGAAAAAGCGCCGGCTCCAGTTTTTGTTGGTCCCAAAGGTGGAAAGTATATCCAGACTAAAACTGGAAAACGAAAGTACAAAGGCCTAGATTCAAAACCAGCTCAAAAAGATTACGCTAAAAAATCAATGACTTTAATAGAGGAGAAAAGAATGGAAAAGAAGATTTCAGATTACGATGTAGCAATGTCTTTAGACGCTATGATGCGAGCAGCGGAGGCTAAGCAAGATAAGGAGATGATGAAACGCTGCATGGAAGAGATGGAAAAGCGTAAAAAACAGATTTCTTGTTTAATGAAAGACTTGAACATGAAAAAGTCTGAAGAAGTTAAAAAACAGGTCGCAGGACGCTTAGCAAAAGCTTTTAGTGAAAAGGCGATTACAGACTCTGATCGTCAAAAGCTTATTGCTGTTGATGTACTTTTGAAGGCTTTGCAAACAGTTGCTTCAGAATCTGAGCAAGTCAAAGAAGCTGCTGGAACAGAGATTATAGAACCTAAGAAAGAAGTTAAGTTTGCTGATGGTTTGTTTCAAGATTACAGCATTGGCTCTGTTCTATTTCACAGTAAAGAAGGTACAATCATAGCTAATGCTAAACGGCCGCCACAAGATTACGTAGCAAACGCAAGCAAGATTAATAACAAAACTTATACAGAGGAAGAGCTTAAAGCCGAAATTGCCGGACAAAAGAAATGAAAGATTTAATCTTAGACCTAGAAGAGGATATCTACTATCAGGAGTACGCCGAAGCTTTAAGCAAAGGCGATATTACTCCCGATCATGATGAAGAGCTTTTTCTAGCCATGGAAGATCAATTTCCTAACTGGCCTGAAATGAATGATGATGAGCTTGCTGAGGCCATTGAAAAAGCCAAACCTTTTCATGGCTACAACAAGAATCGTCATTCACCCACCGGCGGCCTAAATGCCAAGTTTCGTGAGAAGTATAATAGAGAAACTGGATCGAACTTAAAAGCCCCTGTAACGGAGAAGAATCCAAAAGGAAAACGAGCTGCAAGAAGAAAAAGCTTTTGTGCTCGAATGTCGGGAGTAAAAGGCCCGATCTCCAAAGATGGAAAATTAACCCCAAAAGGGGCCGCGCTAAAACGCTGGAGATGTTCAATGAAAAAATCCTTATCTGATGCAGTTCATGAAATTTTTAAAAAGATGCCAGAAGATCTTCGTCAAGAGTTTTTGAATAATCCGCAGTTACAAAATTATGTAATTGAGAAAGCTAAGAGCAGGTGCTGGCCAGGATATGAACCCACGCCAGGTAAAAAACCATACTCCAAAGGTTCTTGTCAACCTGTTAATAAAGCAGAAGATAACAAAAAGCTTGCGGAAGAGGATAAGCGTTTGGCGAATGTTATTGAGTCTCCCTCTCATGTGGACGAAAAAGAAGCTAAGATTCAAAGCAAAGATCTTAAAGAGTACGTAAAAGCTTATAAAGCAAGGAAACGTAAAGTTGAGTAAACCAGTAACACGCGGTATTGATGTTACTCGACTTGACCAGTTAGTTAAGGATCTGGGAGTTCGAGTTAGAGTTTGGAAGTCAACGACTTGCCCAAACATGACTTCTATTGAATCTTTGGATCATGATCCTAACTGTTTTATTTGTCAAAATAATATGATTGATTTTGACTGCTTTGAGACTTTGGCCTTGTTTCAACAGCAAGAATTAGTTGAGCAATTTAAGGTTCACGGAACTTTTAACATTGACGAGGTAATGGTGACTTTTAGAGTTGGAGTTAGCCTTCAAACATTTGCTAGAGTAGAGCTTCTTGATTTTAAAGAAGATTTCTACGAGCTAGTTCAGCG